GCGCAAGTAGTCAACAGGTCGTGTGCAGACATCTTTTTGAAAAATGGGAGTAATATCCTCCATATCAAAATAATGCTTGCCGCAAGACTCATAAAACCTACTAGGAGCAGTGTATGATTTGTCATAGTTAATTTTAAAACCAGCCCACCTTAAAGTCTTTACGACTTCGACAGTGGACCGGTTAGAGCATACTATGTCGTCGCCATACACGGAAACAGCCTCGTTAGATACTAATTCGCTCGCAGATTGAGACAATGACCAAAAGATCAGGGACTCAAGTTCGAACGTAAAAGCATTACCCATCGAAGAAAACTTTGATAGGAGAAACGTCTTTCCCTCGAACGTCGACTTGTGCGACCTCAAATTATTGAGGAGCTCAAACCAGTCAGAGGGGAGAAGAAGTTTCACGAGGGCTGTACAGAGCGTATCGCTCGCCATGCTAAGATCGATCGTCGTGAGACAATCAGCTAAAGCATGAAAAGCGCGATTTTGATTTATCGTCTGATCATCAAGATCTACGCCAGCGTTTTTTAATCTACCACGTATGAACCGACCTACACCTTGCTGCAAAAAAGAATTTGCAGTGGGTTCAGAAGAGATCATGCGGTTGATTTTTGCGCTTTTTGGCACCATTATCATACGATTGCTAGACACGATATTTAAATCTGAGAAACCACCGACGGAAGACGAAAAATATTCGTCCCCGGAGAGGGCCTTACAGAAATATGGTATAGCATCGAATGTAATGGAAACTTCCGATTCCATTTTACCCGGGACAGTGGTGCCACGACGTTTATCGTACGTAGCACCGGGCCCGAATCTGGAATGGCTGAGAACAGAGTTGAGATTCAAACGACCAAGTACATTGAGTATTTTACGCTGAGCAGAAATAATGACTGCAGGCGCTACTGAGTAAAACCCAGTAGAAGCTTCATGTACAAGACGGACGTTAGTTTCAAAACAAAGTTTTTCGGCCTGGTGCCAACCCGCGAGGGTTGCAGACTTCAAATCGATCTTAGGATCAAGACCTTTCCACTTGCGTAAAAAGGAGTTAACCACATGATGATTACGAGCCTGTTGCCAGGTTTCCATTCGTGCAAAGTCAGTCTCAGTAGTGATGTAAACATCATCACTGATATGGGCTTTACAATGTAATAGCTCTTCCCGCAAAGCGCGCATAACTGCGCGCTCGACACAGTCATTGTGTTGAAGGATCTTTTTCATACAAGGTCGTTAGACTAAGTAATTCAAAGATTCAACGACAGCAATGATATTTGCGTCTGCGAGGAGAGCACTCGTCATTTTGCGTAGATTTTTGCGATCAAGCAAAGATGCACGCTCCGGAATAAGGAATTCCGTAAAAGAACGAGGGATGTAGCTAACGGTAGGAGCAGGAGCGATGCCAGCGACAGTCGTATTAGATACGACTTCGAGGACAGGCTCATGCAAACCTATACGATAGCGGTAAGAACGGCCACTAGAGCTGTCACCAGTTTTTGCGGGCGCGGGGGTCTTAACCTCCACGCTAATACGCCAAAAGCCGATAGCATTAGTGATCGACTGGTCGTTAAACCAGAAGACGTTCTTG